GGCCCAATCTTCATAGTCTCCCAGTCCATTGTAGAGGTAAACGAACGCATAGAAGCAGAGCGCATTTTGACACAATTAAATGTCATACAAGCATCTTCCTGTTCCCAGGTCTCTAAGCTATATGCAGCGTCAGCTGCGTCTAGTATGCCTTTAGCGAAACGTGCTTCGCCACTAGCGTCCGTTTGGTATGGCGAGAATACTGGGGTTTCGTATTCCTGTGCCATGCTTTTGAGTGCCTTACTAACTTCTATCTGCTCCGTCCAATCATATTGCCCTCCCCGAGAGGGTTGTTTAGAACGTTTAACTTGATTGATGTAGTCCACGATAATTACGCCAACGTCCATCTTGCTTTTCACTTTTTTATCAAGTTCAGACCGTATTTTTGCTATAGTCAAAGAAGCATCATAAACTACATCAAGCTGCTGAGTTGGGAGAAGCTCGCAACCTGTTTTTAGTGTATCATGGAATTTTTCAAAGTTCCGATGGTCTCGGTACTCTGCTAATTTTTCTTGACTATCTTTGTATCTTCCAGCCCACCATCCGGCTACTGCTTCCCATTCAGTTATACTGAGGTTCTTTGTGCGGAGCCTAGAGAAAGGTACGCCGGTCGCAATAGAACAACACCGCTGTAGGATTGATCTACTGTCCATTTCAATAGTGAAATAAATGGCAGTTTTGCCAGAAGCATATACGTTATTAGCTATATTAGCACACGTAATGGATTTCCCTGCCCCTCTGCGACCACCGACAAGTATCAAATCTCGGGGGGAGAATGATATCTCGTGATCGTACTCACTATTGAGTCCGAGGGGTAGGTACTTACCAAGTTCCTCATCTGGTTCGAATAGGGGAATACGTTGCATACTCTCCTGCGGCTTTTCTAATTCAACCTTATCTTCGACATCCATCACTATTTGGTGTAGATGAGAAACTGATTCCTCTGCATCTTCAAAAGATATAGAGTTATCAACATAATCTTCGAGTTTATTTAGAATTTCCTTTTGGGTAAACTCATTCTTTAAATACTGTAAAAGCATAAATGCATCAGCATCTACTTCTACATTCTCTACTGCATAAAGAAGCTCTTTTGTAGCAGTATCCCGAATCTCATATTTTAAATCTTCCATCGTGGGCATCTTATGAAACTTCTCACAGTGTTTGTCTACTTCTGTAAACAGTCTGTGGTACTCTGCAGGCAAATAATGCTTACGAACTTGAGTCCAAGTCTCAAAGTCTTGTGTAACCAATACTTGCTTTAGAAAAGCACTAGAAATATTCAATTAGATCCCCCGATGATAAAAAAATACAGTCACAGCTCCCCTACTGTGACTGTACCGAATTACTACTTAAGAAGCAGCTTTTTCTTTCTTTGCAGCACCGTCATAGTCTGCGGCTGTCAAACCACGACGTGTCAACATAGTCTTGACGCCACGAGCAGTCTTGCCGATTGATTCGGCAATGGCTTCAACTGTCATTCCAGAAACATCGCCGAGGTCAGCCAAAGGATCGTCCTTTGCTGCTCCTTTCGTGTGTTCCTGCTTGGGAATGGCGGCAATTTCTCCAGCACGTAGTAAGCTAAGAGCCTTGCCCCTAACACTATTTACTGAACGATCCAATTTGTCAGCGATTGCTTCAACAAATGCTCCGTCATGAACCATCTGGATGAAGGTATTCTCTTCATCAACAGAGTAAGTACGAGGAGTCTCTACTTTTGGAGCTGGCTTGACATGGTCAGTCAATTCCATAGAGAGGATTTTTCCTTGAATAGACTTCGCAGTAAATGCTCCGCCTTCAAAGTGAGACGCTATTTCAGCGTATGTATACTCACCGCTATTGTCATTAACAAAAGCAGCAAGTGTAGCTTCTTGAGCCTCAGAGAAAGCCCTTGAGCTCTTGGCAGAAGCTAGTTCTACTTCGTATCCCATCTTACGCAATTTGCTAGATACAGAACGAGTAGAGGTCTCAAGTTGTGCTGCAGCTTCTGCTACAGTATCTTGAGATATAGGGGATTCGCCCCCTACAAAGTTGGTGAGCTCTTCAGTGCGCTCATCAGTCCACTTAGGCAATGTTGCCATATTCTAATCTCCTAAAAATTCTGATAGATTGGTTACTATCATTATGCCAGACTCTCTGGCTTTTCTTGTTTTTGCGGATTCTATCCCGCTCTCATTTATTAAGATATCTACATTTCCTGTTAAATTAGTTTTAACATAATATCCTTTTGCGGTTAATGCATCTGTTGCTTCTGCCTTCGTTTTAAAACTAGACAGCTTGCCACTTATACATACAATTTCTGCGCCCCCTTTAATTCTTGTTACCTTCTCGAATTTAAAGTCAAAAGGTAAGTGATATAGATTATCTGTAAACTCATACCCATGCCAAAGCATTAAACTCTCTGTTGCTTTTGGACCAAGACCTGCTTCTATACATTTGTCCTCTGTAAGCTCATACAATGTATTAATAACTTTGGACAACTTCTCAGTAGCAGTCTTACCAATCAAAGGAATACTAAAGGCTGGTAATAGTATATTTAGAGGTACAGTTTTGGAAAGCTCTATCTGCTCCATTAAACTTTTTGCTAACTTTTCTGATCCAAGAGCACTTGCTACCCAGTTCTCATCAAGAAGATAAATTTCATGAAAGTTTCCTAAATCCAACTTCTCAATAGTTTTCGGCCCAAGACCTTTGATCTTAATGGTCTTGGCAAAATGCTCAATTTTCTTATTTAGTTTTGCACTACAAGACTTATTCTCGCAGTATAAAATAGCATCTCTCCACACAAGTGTGTACTCACAAGATGGACAAAACACTGGAGCTTTTATCGCTTGCATTACTTTCCTCTAAAATTGAAAAACTATTATCTCAGAATTTATGATAAAAGTCAAGAACTATTTTTCCTCAACTCGTCGGACAACACGAGGGATAATTTCACCACTTCGTATGACCTCTACCATACACCCAATTTCTAAATTCAAACCTTGTATATATTCCATATTATGTAGGGTTGCTCTCGAAACAGTCGCCTCTCCTATTAAAACAGGATCAAGTATTGCTACAGGTGTAACTACACCTGATTTTCCAGTCTGCCATACAACATCAAGTAGTTTAGTTACTACTCCCTCTTGCTTTTCCTTCAAAGCAAAAGAACCACGAGGATGATGAGAGGTTTCTCCCATCTTATGATAATCTCGATAGTTGTCTATTCTAAAGACTGTGCCGTCTTGTGGATAATCAAACATCATATCCGTCCAGACAGTTTTAAAACCATTACTTGATAAACACTTCATCTCTTGTTTCCAAGTCTGACACGTATTCTCCTGAGCTTCATAAGCTATAAAGACTAGTTTTCCTTCAGAAACTCTGTCAAGAAATTCTGATTCTTCTTTAAGGTTCAACGCACCCGCCGCAAAGTTTCTTGCATTAGGAACATCTTTATGGGCTACTACTTCTCCAGTTATCTGAAGAATGCCTTTGCGTTGAATCTTAGCAGGTACTAAGTGTTTTAGCTTGTCTGTAATATCTAAACCCTCCTCTCCATCTCCACGTGTAAGTGCGTGCAAGAGAGTACCTTCAACATAAACTAGAGCCACAGCAGCACCATCCAGTTTTGCAGTGGCAACTAGGTTATCTAAATTTATATTGAGAGGAGGGTTATTAATATCGAAGCACTTCTGAAGCGACTTCATAGGGTAGATATGCTTAATACCTCGATGAACTACATGTCCAACTGAGATATAATCATTTTCTTCTGCTAAACGATCAAACTCCACATCACTTATGATAGGAGTGCCCGCATAATACAAATCACTAGCTTTATCTAGCAACTGTAATACCGCCGAATTAGATTTTTGCATATTGGTTTCCCTATTTTTCAGATAATATTATAACAAGAAATAGGAATAAAGTCAAGGAATTTTTTCAGGAATCGTGCTCATAAACTGAATTTATTAAGTCCCCAAAGTGTTCTTCAATTAATTCTTTAGATTCTGCTAAAGAGATTATCTCTATTAAGGAACGAAACAATTCTCTGGAGTTGTTAAAATCGATTGGCATGCTAACCCCTTCTTTGGTAGGTAGCCATTCTTCATTAAAATCCATATAATACTTGCGTACACTAAGATACTCAACACTCCTAAAAGTATTGACGGTAACTCGGACTTGTGTTTGCTTTTCTTCGTCATAATGGATTACATGTTCATATACTGCTGGTGCTTCATGAAGTTCCATATTAGTCTCCGTTCTTTAGAACTGAGGCTAACGGGACAACACTCGTGATATTCTTAGGTTTTAGTAAGCGATAAGAATCTGTATCCCAGCAGAAGAGTAATAAAGTCTCCTCGGATTCTTTCGCGCGATTCTTCTTGTCTTGAATATACTGAGTACTAAAGTCTAAGGTACAAACATTATACTTTAGCTTTTTAGAGTTCTCACTACGGTACGTAATGACAGCATCACCATACTCCGTTACAAGAGATGCTAGTTCTTCCTTTTTCATGAAACTCCTTAGATTAGGTAGGTAAAATCTTTTACTGAACTAATTTCAAGGTCATTTCATTAGATGTAAAAAAACAGAGGGAAGATGGGCTTCCCTCTGCGGTCGGAAACTGAGCCTAGCTCAGAAGTCCTGTAAAGTAAACAGCTGCCTTGCCCGTCAGTTTGGAAATGATTTCTTCATCTACTTCCTTACCTGCGTCTGTGATAGCTGCGATCAGAGATTCTTGAGCGGCTGCTTTTGAAACTCTGCTGTTTCCTGAACCGCCACCATTCTTGGCTGATCCAGTCGCTGGGGTTTTCTTTACATAAACTCCAGCCTTGGTGAGTATCATGCGAACTCCATTTGGACTCTCACTCAACTCGTCTGCTATAGCCTTTACTATCTCCATAGATGTATCAGGAGTAGGGTTTTCGGCTTCGTACATCTCTACGGCTTGCGCCTTCTTCTCATCATCCCACGCCACTTTGCGTTTCCTCTTACTAGATTGTTGATTATAAAATCGGTCGCCCATGTTGGTTCCCTCATTTTTGAAATTATATTATAGCAGTAAATGACATTTGTGTCAAGAAATTTTTTTCAAATCCTACCAAGATCAATACCGTATTGTTCAAGATGAGTTAGCCGCCCTAAATCATAAGCTATAGCGGCCGCAAAGAACCCGTTGCGCTGACCCTCTAAATCCATCCAATGACCTGATGAATCATCAATTAGTTCTTGCATAATCCATATATTATAGCACTTACCTCCATACTTCTTTTCATAATCTAATTCTACTAGTCCGGGCATTTTTCGTGTGTGTTCTAAAGTATATTCAAATTGTACTCTTGCTGTACAATGATGCCGTGCAGACCATACTATTTCTCCTTCCTCAAATTCTTCACTCATGCATTCATCAGGGAACATATGTATTTCATCTTTATATTCCCCAGGCCCAGGTCGATACGGAACGCCTATACGCTCTATAATAGCTTTTATGAATCCTGCAGAACGGTAAAGAGATTTTGAAATTTGTATTACAGAATCTCCTTGTAGGTAAGACGTGATAGCATCTGCAATCTCTGCTTGAGTTGCAGGCTTCCCACGGTTTTGACTAATTCTTTTCGCCCTAAACGCTAGTGTATCTTCGTGATCTTCTATTATTTTTGTAAGTCTCGTAGTATTATACGAGATATTCAATATTCCACAAGCGTCTTTTTTCGTGATAGGAGTCGGTTGATTCAACAGATCTATCACTTTCTGTATGTTCTCTGGGCTCAACTTCTCGTTGTCCCTTTTTCTCACTCTGCCCAATTAATTCATCCTCTAGTTTAAACATTAAACAACAAATTGCGTGTGCGAGGTGTGATAACCCCGTCTCTTCATCATTTTCTTCGCCATCTATATGGGCAAAGATATGCCTCAAAGCAGCACTACTGTAGCGGTTTTGTAGGTCGTCTACTTTTCTCCAGTTATGAGCATCGTACTTCTTTGCTCCAAATGTAAGTACTTTTCCTACTTCGGTTATGGACTTGGGTGGTAATAGATAAAGTTGAGGTTTCTCACCATCGTACTTCCTACCCTCGCTCACTTGTTAACTCCGCTATACGTTTAAAGGCTTTATACTTTGCGGCTTGCTCTTCTTTTACTGCGTTTTCTAAATACTCAATGTGTTCCTGCATACGTTGTACAACGTATGTAATCCTTTCTACAGGATTTTTATGCGGAACAACGGTAAAATCGTCAGGCATTGAGTAGTGTTTTAAACTAAAATCATCATCTACTAACATAATTCCTCCTGTGTACAATTCTCGCATCGTCCATCTGCGAATAAATAATCTACTTCTTCCTCACATTGATAGCAGCTTAAATATTCTCCATCCGAACCATCAACCTCTCGGCTCGTTTTGTTACTTGTCTGTGCCATAGTGAGTCTCTCCCTTCAACTGCTGCACTTTTCCAATCCTTTCGCATAACTGCCTTATTGAAGTTCTTGAACTTCGTTAGGCGAGGTCTGCCCAAATTAAACATCATATTAATAAGTATTTCTTTTGCTTCTTGTGGAAAATCTTTGAACCAGGGCTGATACAAAATTTTACATTCATCCCAAGCAATTTGTAAGTCCTGTTTCAAATAATTGTCACATGCGGACTCACTAATAGATGTTCCATCTGGCAGACCGTATTCTGGATCTGTTTCTTTTATCAGGTGTCCTACTCCACAAGTAGGGTATCCTAGATGATCTTTGTAAACACCCAGAACTACACCTTCGTCATACTTAATTTGTTTTATTAAACTTTCCGTTATCACTAATATACTCCTATTAATGCTTTGCCTTTAAGGATACACTTTGCTGATCGTTGCCTACCATAATCCCACTTATCAGCATCGTTTCCGAACATCATATCCCCTTTCCTATCCATAGGAACAATAGTAAAACTTAAATGTTTTCTACCATTCATAATGGCTTGCTGTTTAAATTTATAAATAGTGTGGCTACCGTAGATATAACGTATTGCCTCCACACAAGTGTTTATATCTCGTTGCTTCGGTTTTGAAGCAAAAGTAGGCATACATACTAATAAAAGTATGCCTATAATTATTACTCGCATTTAGTATCTCTTCACAAGATCCCAATTCATAGGCTCCGCTGATTTGATTTCAATAATCTG